TTTTATTTAATTCAATTTGTAAATCCTCAACCAATGTTTTCTGAATGCTTAACAAATCAAGCATTTTTTCATTTTCTTCTTTGGTTAAACTTTCCTTTGATACAAATGGCAGTTGGTTAGTTCTAATCATCATCAATTCAATATCTATCTTTTTAATCTTATCCATTGTGTTTGTTTTTAAATTAATATTTCTCCAGTTCCGTTACATTCGTTACATTCATATTCTTTGTAGCACCCTCCACAACAATCTTGAGCTGAGGAATTACAACTTAATACATCCACCGTTCCAGTTCCGTTACAATTTTCGCAATCTTCCATTTTGTTTTTCATAATTTTATTTTATATGTATTAGTACAAAAATCAAAAAAAGTTATTTCTTTATTTTTAACAAGTAAATTATATTGATTTTTAAGTTCTTTGTATTGCTTTTTAGTTACTAGTTTTTTTATACTCATAATTTTATTTAATAAGGGGTTTTTACACCCCTGTTGTTTTTAGTTCGCTTTTGTTATTTGCCCAGGCTCTACTCCAAAACCATCACAGCCATATCCGCCGTTTAGTCCTTTTGTATTGTATTTAATCATTTCAGTGTTAAACTTACAAACATAAATAGAGTGTATTTTTCTAGTAAAAGTACCCATATCATTAGTGAAAGTTATTTTCTGTCCTACTTGTAAATTTGTCATAATATTTGTTTTTGTTTGTTTGATCTGTATAAAAGTAGTTTGTTGAAATGAGACTACCTAATTTATTTGTATTTATTTTATTTGATTTTTTACTCTTTTTTTAATAGAATTAAATCTTTTTAATCCTTCTTCATAGGTCTCATATATATTAGAAGTGTGCAGTGAATAATCAGGGTAAACATCTACAAAAGTTTTACCGCTATATGTTTGACCTATTACTACTTTTTTATTTTCTCCTTTTGTGCTGTATGTGAACTCCATAATATTTGTTTTTTAGTATTTGATTATGTGTAAATGTACATTTAAATTATGACACCACCAAATAAAAAGGCATAAAAAAAGCCATTAAATTAATAATAGCTTTTAAGTAGTTGATTTATAAGGTTAGAATGATTCATCCTTTTTAAAGGTTTTATCCGTTTCTCTTGCATTTTCAATCTCAATCTGCAAGTTTGCCAATGCCCTCCAAGCCACTTTTGAGGAATGCCTTATTCCATCAGTGTCAAATGTTCCAGCATCCATTGAGTGACGAATTAAACAATCCAAGTGATCTTTGCTTTTATCCTTATCCCAATGTAATGGCTTTTCTGGATGGTGTTGCAAGTTCCCTTGTAAACTACATTTAGCAACCTCCTTTATTGCATCTGGAAAATATTTAAGTACCCCTGAGTAAATAGGTGTGTTTTTTCTTTTTTCTGATTCTGTCATAATTTATTTAATTTGTTGGTTTACTTAATCTTTGCAATCCTTTAAACAATTCTTCTGCATTGTCATTCCAAATGTATTGACAGGTTTCAATCTTATAATTGAATGGAGGAACTACAAAAAAAACTTCTTCTTTGTGATAATTAATTTCTGTGAATCTGTGACATTCGTATTTCAATAAACAACCTTCACCTGTGCATTTTGTTAATTGTTCCATTATAAAAATAAAGTTTTAATTGTGTTTTCTATTCCAATAAATGATTCTAATACAAAACCCCTTCTTCCTTTCTTGAAGTTATTTTGCACCCATTGAGATGAAGGAGAAAGAGCTGGATAGTTGTAGTAATAAAAATCATCACTTCCAGACATATCAAACAAACATTGATGCGAATCTCCTTTTTTGAATATTATCTTTTTAGATTGTGAATAAATATCATTATGCTTACAATATTGGTCTATTTTCTCAATCTGCTTTGAATCCAAATGTGGTTTAAATCCAAACTTTAAAGTTGAATCATCCTTTCCGTGTGTAATTACAAAGCAAACATCATTTACAAAATAATGACTTATAAAGTCCCTGTAATTGTTTACTGTTGCATTTTCGTACTTATGTTCAGCTAAACTCTTAAATGCTGAATTAACAAAATAGGCAAAATCACCAGAATGATTGTCATTACAAATATTGTTAAATTCAATTCTATTGTAGTGATGCACCAATTTATCAAGTATATTCATTTTGAATCTTAATGCACAATCAAATACTTCTGAATTTGTCATGTTCTGTGGCAAATCGTGACCACCTCTTGTTGTCTTTCCATTAAAACCATCCAACAAATCACCTAAATCATCCACAATCAACAAATCACTGGATTGGTTTTGAATTACTTTACTAACAATTTGATTTGATGCTTTCATCACCTCTGCTTCATTCCATAAGGTTGCATACATTGAATTGTTCTTTGAATTTGTGTCCATTCCAATATGCACATCTGAATAAGTTAAAACATCAAAATCAAATAAATTGAATTTACTTTCAATATCTACTTTGATTGGTTTAATATACTTTGAAACTATTGAATCAAAATCAATTTCATCTTTTGCAACTTCAATAGTATTTTCTTTAAATACGATATTATAGAAAGGTGTTCCAGTATGTGAAACTAATTTGTAGCTGGAAATGTCATTTCTTGGTAAATTGTAAACCTTACAATATTCATCAATATCCATCATGTGACCTTTGCTATTCCAAGCAGAAAGAACAAATTCCTTTTTAGGTTTATAATTATTTGACTTTGATTTGCTTTTTACCTCAACTTTTAACCCTCTAAATTTTTGAAGTTTTATTTCATCATCTTCAGAAACATAATATCTCGGATTTCTGTTGTCTGATCCTTTTGATTTGATTACAAATCCCAAATGAATTGCTTCTGAATTACTTAATCTTTTTCTTATCATGTTACAAATATAAGCAATTTTATATTATGTAAGGTTTTAAGATTAATATTACTAAAATAAGACCAGCAAAAAACCAAATCCACCAAGTTGATTTTGTTTCTTTATAATATTTAACTGGAATATTGCGAATTATTACTTTGTCAATGAAGATTGTATCACATTGTGCATTGATATAGATTGAATCCCTTATTCTAAGCACTCTTACTGTAAGATTATCTTTATTTAATGTGATTGTGTCAAACAGCATTCTTTCGTGTACCACAGTATCAGAAACAACCATTTTTGTTGTCAATCTAATAGTGTCAATTAACTTTACAGAATCAATTGTGTGTACATAAGGAAATCTCTTGACCAACCTGGAATGTCTTTTGATTGGAGAACAAGAAATCAATATAAGTATTAATAATAAATACTTCATACTATTCAATACCAATAAATTTACAAATAAATTCAAGGTGATAATTCACAATCTTATCCTGTCCTTTTTTAGTCATCAAAATTTCTTTGCATTCTTTTTCATTGGTATGAAATAGGTTTTCTGTCAAAATAAATGGGCAAATAGTGTTTTTTAATATGTAAAAATCAGACTTCTTAACACCTCTATTCAATATGTATGGAAATTCAGCATCAAATTTTTCACTTGATAAACTCGATAAAACCAAAGAATCAATGCTGCATTGATTTGCAGTGAACACTTCCCATCCATTTGCCATTGGACTTGTAAAAGCATTGGAATGAACAGAAATACCAATGAATTCAGAATCATTATTTGATTTTATTTTGTCATTTATAAGTTTAACTCTATTCTTCAAACTCATATCTTTTTCAGTAGGATTTGCATTGAATACATTAATCTTTTTATCCTTCAATTTAGCAGTTAGTTTTGAAACAATTTGCCTGTTTCCAACACCTTCAAAGTATTGTGAACCATCATTCCAAATTGGACTTCTTTTTCCAGATGTTTGATATTCACCATCAATCATTCCTCCATGTCCAGCATCTAAAATTACAGTTATATTCATTTCTTCAATTCGTTTAAATCCTTTTTGAATTCTTTTGCTCTTTTTACCAATGATCTTATAATCTCAACAAAAGGTTTATTCCCTAGTTTCTGACTTGTTTCATCAATTGACTTCATTTCAATGTATATCCAAAAAGCAGTAACTAATTTTACACTGAAATACTTTATTCCAAACAACTCACCTTCAAATATTTCTTTTGAAACAATAAACGCAAATAATACACTGAATGAATAAAAGAAGGTTTTGACAACAACATTAAACAATTTATCACTTTGATATTCTTTGTTTTTTATTGCATTGTATATTCCAAAAGTTGTATCAACTGCAATTGCCATTACTACCAATAAAACCATCCCTTTGATAGGTGCTAAAAATGTCATTATAATCATGCAAAAAGCTAAAAAAGATTCTTTTATATTAGTGAAGTCAATCATTTAATTAAACTGTAATTGAATCCATTATTTTTAATAACTGTGCATTCATTCCTTAAATGTCTTCCCTTTAAATTGTTGCAATCACATCCATTATCCCAAACATCAAATTCAGCATCACAAAGATAAGTTCTAACAATATCAAAGTAACTGTTTGCCCTTTGTTTTGATTGCTCCCAAATATCCTTTCTATCTTTGTTTTCAGTACTCTTTGAAAAATCACTTAATTTGACAGTGTTTCCAAATGGCGTATCATTATTTATTCCAAAATATGTGTACCTTCCCCAAACAAATTCAACTAACACCGCCTTTAATCCTTGTTGTTTCCATGTGCATGAATCCTTTGTGAAATCTGAACCATCCAATAAATCTGCATAAACTGGATTTGTAAGGTTTGCAAGAACATCAAAGTAAAACGAATTACCTAATAACAATCTCAAATCCTGTTCCTGTGCATCTCTGATGTACTCGTTTATCCTTGAAGTTGGTGTGTGCAAAGATATATCTTTGTAATTAGCCAAATCCGCTGCATCAATTATCAAATCAATCATTGTTTTGTGTTTTTTCTGTCTCAGGATCACCCAGCATTTTTCTAGCAACATCTGCATCAAATCCAAATATTTCTTCAATAATTGTAACCGCACTGCTCATGGTAGTTGTGCCATTAGAAACCCCTTGTTGAATTTGCAACAATGAAGTAACACCTCCAACCGAACCTTTCAATGTTGCTTGTGCTTCAATTTTCTTCACATCTGCTGCACTCATTCCTTCTTCAACTACAACTTCAGATATTAATTTAATTATTGAGAAATCTGTTGACCTCATCACCTCACTACTTGAATTTTTGTAAAAATCTGAAAATACTCTATCAATATACATCCTGTAATGTTCAGTTTTTTCTTGCAAAAATATTCTCATTTGTTTAATCAACTCACCACTGTTTCCAAATATACCACTTGAATTTGATGTGTCAATCAATGCTGGAGGAACTCCAAATGCTTTGATCACATTCTCACTTGCTTTCCTGTCAGTGTATTCAAATAATTTATCATTCACATTGGTATTCACTTCTTTGAAAAATATTTCTTTGTCAAGTTCATCACTATCCAAATCTGCTTCAATATGATTGAACACTCCTTGACCATCAACACCCAATTGACTCTTAAAGTTAGATTGAAATGCTTCCTTTTGTCTTTGGCTTTCAAACTTCTTAGTGACTACAATCAAGTTGTTTAAGAATCCTTTGTTTAATAAGTTATTCTTGAATTTAGAAGACTTGAATTCACTGTCTGCATCTTGTATTGCTGGATGCACCAATGACATTGGATAAACTCCAGATTCTAAGTCTGAATAAAAAATTTGACCTTTATATTCTTCAATTCCAACCTTTGAAATTTGAGTTAAAGCAACATTTGGATTGTAAACATCAAATTCAGAAACAGGATCTTTCTTATTATGCCAATTCTTTGACAATTGTAACTTTGATTTGTAACCATTTACATCTTCCTTTCCCCACCTTACCCAATTAAATGGGACGTGTTTAATAGAAGAAATCAAACCAAGTTCATTATATCCAATGTGCAAGGTAAACCCGTTAAAATAAGCAATATCTTCAGCAACCTTTGCAACAACATCATTTACTGAATCATTGTCTTTGTTCACAAAGAAATCAACATCAACACCTTTACCTTTTATAAACTTCTTAATCAATGCAACACAAGCGGATGCACTTACTGAATTGTTTATAACAGATTTCACTTCATTTGGGTAGTTGTTATCTTCACCAAAATTGAAGATTCCCTTCCTTTTATCAAAAGTTGGTTTATTATTCGATATGTTAGTTGAATCTGAAATCATTATTTTTCAGTATTAAATACTTCTTTTTTTTTAGCAACCTTCTTTTTTTTTGGTTTTTTAGCAACCAATAATTCTTCCCAGT